AAAAAAAAAAAAAAAAAAAAAAAAAAAAAAAAAAAAAAAAAAAAATAATAAAAAAAATAAAAAAAAAAAAAAAAAAAAAAAAAAAAAAAAATTTTATAAATTTAATTCAATAAATTTTATAAATTCTTTGGAATATTCGGAATAATTTACATATGTAATACCATGACCAATATTACCTTCGACTACGTTAATTTTATTGTCACAAAATATTAAATCCCATCCAATACTAAATATATGTGGTAATTCACTTTTATGACAATTTTTTAATTGATTGCATATTTTTTTTAATTCATAATTTTCAGTTGTTGATAAATTATTACAATAAACAATATCACAGTTAAATTTATCAGATTGGAAATCAAATGTTGAAACAAGTTTATTATTTTGTGAAGTAACAACTTTAATTGCTATAACCTTTCCATTAAATAATGTTATTATTCTTATTTTTTTATAATAATTTTTTTCATTAAATATATCGTAGCATAATTCTTCTATTATTCCATCATTTTTTTTTATATTTTTTAATAAATTTGACATAGTATCTATTTTAATACCAGTTCCAAGATCACCAAAATTCGGTTTATATATATACTTTTTATTCATATTGTAACTATTTGAAATATTTAATAATAATTTATTATTATATTTTGCCACATGAAGTTTTGGTGTTGGTATATTATTTTTATCTAAAAATACCTTCCAAAAATACTTACAATCCAAATATTTTTCTCCATTTATTTCTATTAATTCAGTTCTTATAATATGAAACAAATATGGTAATATTAATAATGATAATGGGCGAATGAAAAATACAAATGGAAATATTATTAAATATATTATATATGGTATTGTTCTTAGTGTGCCTAATACTTTATGTAAATTAAAAATTTTATGTATATTTTTAAGTGCTAGTAAATATATAATAAAATAGGTTTTATATTCATTGTATAAATTTTTTATCATATGTTATAAGCATTGAAATAATTTATGAATATAAAAAATAAAAAAATATTTTGTAGTATTTTATTAATTAAATTTATTTTACAACCTAATATTCAATTCAATTATAGATTTTTGAAAAATCATTAAATATTCTTCCTATTTGTTCAAATTGATTCGTTGTAATATTTTTGTAATTTTGATTAAACATTTCTTTTGTTGATTCAATCCATTGATTAAACATTTCTAATTTTGCTTTGTCTGACATGAAAAATTCTTCATCACTAATACTTTTCTTGTGTTTAACGTTGCTTATTGCTTGTGGTTCAACGTTGCTTATTGCTTGTGTTTCAACGTTGCTTATTGCTTGTGGTTCAACGTTGCTTATTGCTTGTGGTTCAACGTTGCTTATTGCTTGTGGTTCAGCCTTGCTTGTCTGGCTTTCAGCTTTGCTTATTGCTTGTGGTTCAACTTTGTTTGGCTGGCTTTTAACCTTGTTTGGCTGGCTTTCAACCTTGTTTGGCTGGTTTTCAACGTTGCTTATTGCTTGTGGTTCAACGTTGCTTATTTGTTGTGGTTCAGCCTTGCTTGTCTGGCTTTCAGCTTTGCTTATTGCTTGTGGTTCAACTTTGTTTGGCTGGCTTTCAGCCTTGCTTGTCTGGCTTTCAGCTTTGCTTGTCTGGTTTGGTTTGTTTTCAACATTGCTAATTTGTAGTTGTTCGTTATCTGAATCCAAATCACTATCATCTTCTTCTGAATCCAAATCACTATCATCGTCTTCTTCAGAATCAAATACACTATTGTCGCTTGATTCTTCTTCTGCCTTTAGCGTTGCTTCAATTTCTCTATTATATACTTCATAAACAGTTTTGAAATATGTTTTGATTTCTTCCCAAGCTTGTTGTTTAATATAAGTCAACATATACATTAATTCTTTTGGGAAACCATCACTATTAAGTTGATTTTTATTACTTTGTACACCAATAATTTTATCAAGTAAATTATCTTGGTTTGACATCGTATCATATGACAAGCTTGTTCTCAATAAAGCAATTTTTGCGAATAAAACAGGGTCCGATCTTGCATTTGTTGATTTAAAATTATCAATAGTTTTATCGTTAATTCTATGATTATTACGAAAAATAGAACAATTTGATAAATCTTCAACAACACTATCAATCTTTTTATGTGTATTAAAGAATTTTTCATCATATTCACCAATTGTTTTAGATTTCACATTTGTTTTTTTCCCATTAAGATTTATTGTTTTTGTTGGTCTTTTTGGATCAGAACTATCTGGGTTAGTATCATCAAATATTGTTTTATCTTTCAAAAATCCATTTTTTACATTAAATAAACCAATATATTTCCAATTAGATTTATCAATTCTACATTGACGAGGAGTCTTAGAAATACCACGTGAGACTTTTGGCATGTTATAATATTCATCTTCATCTTTCTCCCAAATATAATGAATACTATTATCTTTTTTATGTTGGTAAATCAAGATTTTATCTTCAAACTTATATTTGTAATAATGAGTATCTGGAAAGCCAAAATAATTATACATTTCTAAATTTTCAACATTATTTTGAATGTCATTCATATCTACCAATGATATCTTTGTATTAAAATTTCCAAATATACAATCAATACGATTATTACATTTTCGATTCAATCTTTCACTATTAAAATTATTCAAAATTTCATTATAAACTTCTTCATCTTTATTGTTTGGAATAACAATTGTTGTTCCTGTTTTGGATTCAAAATTTACTCTGTCTTCTAAAAATTCTTCTTCTTCTTTTTTATCCATATTTTCAATAGTAATCATACCAGTATATTTTCGATTTTGAAAAATAAGATCCCATGGCACTGTAATTTTCAAAAATGAATTACCATCACCCGTATAAACTATTATTGTTTTATCTCTTGATAGTCTTAGTGTTGCACCCTTAGCACCCTTACCAGAAATACCAATACTTCTTTCACCACTATGATTTTCACGGCATAAATCAAACATATTTTTTGCTTTTTCTTTATCCATACCCAAACCATCATCTATAAACTTAATATGATGCATTTGGCATTTAAATTGGAAATTATTTGCACTTGCATCTATACTATTTCCAACAATTTCACAAATTGAAGAGAAATCAGTATATCCACATTTTTTTAAATCATAAATAATACCGGCCTCATTAAGGCTCCCAACTTGCTCTTGATTTGATGAAAAAGACATCGTAATTATAAGTTAATAGGTCTTTGCTTTGTTTTTTTTTTTCATTCTATAAAAAAATTTTAAATCAATTTTATAATATATTATTATTTATTTGATAAATTATGTATCTATCTAAAACAATAGTAAATAAGAAAATATAAAATACTAATTTAAAATATAAAATAGTAATACAAATACAAATAATTAAATAAAAAATTTTATTATTATTTATTAATTATTATATGTGTTTTTTTATTGTTATTTAGTTTTTTGTATTTAAGCGACACAATCAATAATAGCTTTAATGTAAGATTGTGATTTGTTTTCTCGTTGTTTAAATGCTTCTTCTGTTTCATCATCTTCTTTTAGAGCATCCATTTTTCTAATTGAAATAGCAATACAAAGCATAATTCCTTTAATAATTTTAGGATTATCATAATATACATCTAGTTCAAAAATTTTTTTTACATTTTGGTCTCCAAGATCAGTGAAGATTTTGTAAACTTCATTAGTATGTGGTGGATCCAAGTTTTTATTTGTATAATTCTCAATATATTCTTCTCTAAATTTACTAATATAGTCCAAGTAAGATATAATATATCCTGCTTTATTTACTACTTTTAGGTTACTCATATCTTCAAAAAACTTAATGTACATTCTAAGTTCTTCTTCAATAAAATTATTTGTAATTGGTATCTCATTATTATCAGAAACGGTATCTTCAAGCAAATTTTTGAATATTTCACAAGAATATACAAATTCTTCAGAAACAGTAATTTTATAATCTTTATTGGTCAATGTGTAGTTGGTAGCCATTTTGAGAATGAAAGTGAATGTGAATGTGGATTTGAATTTGAAAGATCAAAGTTATAATATTATTTTATCAAGAAAAAAAATCAATTTTTTTTTACAATAAAAATTGAATAAGTGCCATTCTTATATATAATCCATTTTCCATTTGTCGGAAATATGCCGCTCTTGGGTCATTATCAATATTTTCATTTATTTCGTCATTTCTAGGAAGAGGATGCATAATCACCATATTATCTTTAGCATTTGTTAGAGTTTCTTGTGTTAAATATAAATTATTTTCTAAATACTTATAATCTATGTTTTCATTAATAAATCTTTCTTTTTGAACTCTAGTAATATATAATACATCAGTGTTTTCAATAACATCATTAATAGAATTGTAGTTATTATAATTAATATTATTTTCTTTTAAAAAATTAATAGTATCTTCATCTAATTCCAATTCTTTTATACTAACAAAATTAAATGTAACCTCATAATTACTTAATAATCTTACCAAAGAATGAACTGTTCTACTATATTTTAGGTCTCCAACAATACTTATATTTAATTTGTTAACTGTACCTTTTTCTTCACGTATAGTATATACATCTAATAATGCTTGTGTAGGGTGTTGTCCATCTCCATCACCAGCATTTATTATTGGAATTTTTATTTTATTTTGTAGTTCTTCCAATGAATCTCTCACCTTTGTTCTAATAATGACTAAATCACAATATGCTTCTATACATTTAATAGTATCATATAAGCTTTCTCCTTTCTTTGTAGAGGAATTATTACTATTTAATGGTAACACATCTCCGCCTAATTTCTTTACTGCTACATAAAATGATCCATATGTTCTAGAGCTTGGTTCATCAAAATATAATCCTATTGTTTTACCTTTTAATATATTCATCTTACCAAATGCTTTTATATTTTTTTTTAAAAGAGATGCTTTTTTAAATAATAATCTTAAAATATTTCTATCAAATTGAGAAACATTTATAACACTATTCAGATTCTCTAAATTTTTTTTTTCTACTAATTTACTATTAAATTTGTTAGTATAATCCAAATTATCAAAATCAATTGATGAACTGTCACTGCCACTATCACTATCATAATCAATTGCTTCATTAAACAAATCTTCTTTTTCAGATATTTTAATATCACAATCATCTATCTTTTTAAAACTATCATAATAAGATGTTATACTATCAATGTATAATTTAGCACATTTAATATTGATAATTACATCAACACTATAATCAATACATAATCTTCTAATATAGTAACCATTTGTTTTTTGATTATTACGAATTTTATTTGGTACTGATAAATTAATAGCTAAACCAAAGAAACCTGATTTAATTTGGTTGTAAATTGTTTCATTATCTAACTCTTCTACAGAAATATTTAATTTATTATAATATAATGCTGTACCCCTTGTACCATATATCTTAAAACCATTATTTACCAATAATCTTATTGAACTTTCTAATTCGTTTTTATCAGTATCACTACCTATAGATATTAAAACATTACATTTGTTTTTGATATTAAAACCAGTTGCTGATAATGCTTTTAAATATGCTTCTTGGTAATTATTTCCAAAACAGGCTACTTCTCCTGTAGATAACATCTCAACACCTAATCTATTATCGGCATTTGCTAATCTATTAAATGAAAACTGTGGAACTTTAACACCTGTGTATTTTTCTTCTTGTTTTTTTATTGAATAATGGCTACCTATCATAATCTTTGTAGCAATTCTAATAAAGTTTATGTCTTTCACTTTAGATACAAATGGAAATGAACGTGATACACGTAAATTACACTCAATTACCTTTAATTCATTATTTTTAGCAATATATTGAATATTAAATGGTCCATCAATTTCAAGTTTTTTGGCTATTTTTTGTGTATTCTTTAATAATAATTTACGTGTTGTTTCATTAATATTTTTAGCTGGTAAAATCAATGATGCATCACCTGAATGCACACCAGCGTCTTCAACATGTTCAGAAATTGCCCATAATTTAAGCACACCTCTATCTGCAACAGCATCAACTTCTATTTCTTTGGCATCATTAATAAACTTACTAATAACAACGGGATAATCATTAGAAATCACAACATTTTCAAGATAATTATTCATATCATCTTCACTATAAATAACTGTCATCATAGCACCACTAAGTACATAAGATGGTCTAACCAAACATGGATAACTAACTTCGTCACAGAATTTTTTTGCTGAACTAGCATTTGTAAGTTCTCTCCATTTTGGTTGATCAATACCAATATCATCTAACATTCTTGAAAACTTAAATCTATTTTCAGCATTATCAATATTTTCAGGGCTTGTCCCAATAATTTTTACTTGTTTTCTATGTAAACTCATGGCAATATTATTGGCAATTTGTCCACCCATTGATAAAATAACTCCTTTACAATTTTCATAACCATATATATCCATAACCGATTCAAAAGATATTTCATCAAAATATAATCTATCTACTTCATCATAATCTGTGCTTACTGTTTCTGGATTATAATTTATCATTACTGTCTTATAACCTTGGTCTCTAAGTTCTCTAACACAATTTACGGCACACCAATCAAACTCAACACTACTTCCTATTCTATATACACCTGAACCTAAAACAATAACTGTTTGTTCATCAAATCTGATATCATTGTAATCCCCATTATAAGTTAAATATAAGTAATTTGTGAAACATGGATATTCGGCAGCTACAGTATCTAATTGCTTAACAACAGGTTTAATTGAAAATGATTCACGTAAATCTCTAACATAAATCTCTGTTTTTTTTATCATTTTACTGATTTGATAATCTGAAAATCCTATACGTTTAGAACGGTATAATAGTTCTTTTGATATTTCTTTCATTGTTTCTACATTTTCAATGTCTTTTTGCATTTCAATGATTTTCCACATTTTTTTCAAATACCATTTGTCTATTTTTGTTAGATTATACATTTCATCAACATTATATTGCCCACTATAAAAACTATTTGCTATTTTGTTTATTCTATCATTATTTGGATTTATTAATTCATCTTCACTACTTTTCCAATTTTTATCTGTACCATAAAATCCCAAAATATTTTCATTTGCCATTCTTAATGCTTTTTGGAAAGCCTCTTCAAATGATCTTGATATACTCATCACCTCTCCAACACTTTTCATAGAACTACCTAATTTATCATTTACCATTGGAAATTTTCTTAAATCCCATCTTGGAACTTTTACAACACAATAATCTAAACTAGGTTCATAACATGCAGTTAATCTTGTTATTGAATTCTTTATTTCTAGTAAAGAATAACCCAATGATAATTTAGCAGCAATATATGCTAATGGATATCCAGTAGCTTTAGATGCTAACGCAGATGATCTTGAAAGACGTGGGTTTACTTCAATAATAAAATATTTTGATGATTCTGGGTCTAAAGCATATTGAATATTACATTCACCAATAATTCCAAGACGTCTTATAACCTTAAAAGCTACTCTTCTTAAACAATTATATTCTTTATCAGATAGTGTTTGTGATGGTGCTACAACAATTGATTCGCCAGTGTGTATACCCAATGGGTCAATATTTTCCATATTACATACACTAATTGTATTATCATAACTATCTCTTACAATTTCATATTCTAATTCTTTCCAACCTTTTAAACTTTTATCGATAATTACATGTGAATTATTATTAAATGCCACATTTAATATATCCATCATTTCTTTTTCATTATTAGCAAAACCCGAACCAAGACCACCAAGAGCAAAAGAACTTCTAATTAAAAGAGGATAACCGATTTCTTTACTAAATTCAATCGCTTCATCTTTTGTTTCTACAATCTTACTTGGTGCTGTATATTCTCCAATTTCTTCCAAAATATTTTTAAATCTTTCACGGTCTTCTGCGTCCATAACAGTTTGTAGTGATGACCCCAAAATTTTTATATTTTTTAAATATCCCTTTTCATATAATTTAACACCACAGTTTAATGCTGTTTGGCCACCAAATGAAAGAGATATTCCATCTGGGTTTTCTTTATCAATAACTTGTTTTACATATTCTGGTGTAACTGGAAGATAATATATTTTATCAGCTAATCCTTTTGAAGTTTGAATAGTAGCTATATTTGGATTTATTAATATAACTTCAATATTTTCTTCTTTAAATGCTTTAATAGCTTGAGAACCTGAGTAATCAAATTCTCCTGCTTGTCCAATACTTAACCCACCTGAACCAAGAATAAGAATCTTTTTTATTTTGTTTTTAACATTTTCAACATACTTAATACTTTCTTTTAAACTATCGTTTACTATTTGATAGATTCTATCTTTTATATTAAAGGATTCTTTACATCTATCAATAAAAATATTAAATAAAAATACTGTGTCTGTTGGCCCAGCTCTTGCTTCTGGATGAAATTGAACTGAGAAAAATGGTTTTTCACTATGGATTAAACCCTCATTTGTTTTATCATTACTATTTACAAATAATTCAATCCAATTATTATCTTTATTTTCTTTATTTAATAGTACTTCAAACCCATGATTTTGTGATGTTATATAACATTTGTTTGTACCAACTAAATTACATGGGATATTATGACCTCTATTACCATATTTCATTTTACCAATTGAATTACCGGATGCAAGACCAATAAGTTGGTGTCCATAACAAATTCCAAATACTGGAATAATTAAATTACTCTCAAATATAGTTTTTAATTGTTCAACGACATATTCTGAATCTTTTGGATTACCTGGACCATTACTCAAAAAAATTCCATCATATTTATTTTTAAATACTTCATCAACAAATTTGTAATATGTATCTACAATGGTTAGCTGAACATTATGTTTTAATAATGCTCTTAACTGACTATTTTTAATGCCACAATCAATTACCAAAATATTCAATAAATCACTATTTTCATTTATAATTAATTTTTTTGAATGTGTTTTATTCCCAAATAAATCAACTTTCATTGAAACTTTATCTGTCTTAATTTCTTTAGAAATATCTTCAATAGAGATATTAAATTTATTTTCTTCGGTAATTAGATTATTTGAAATAATATTTGCATTCTGAGGAATGCTAGAAATTTGAGCGACTAAATCTTTGTTTTCCCTTATAATTTTAACAAGTTCTCTTGTATCAATTCCTGAAATCCCAATAATATTTTTTTCTTGCAACCATTCTCCAAGACTTTTCTTGCCTCTCCAATGAGAATATTTAGGGTTATATTCGCCAACAACAAGGGCCTTTATATGTATATTATTAGATTCAAATATTTTATCAATACCATATTCATCATAAATTGGCTCACCAATACCATAATTACCAATCAATGGATATGTTAATACAAGTATTTGATTTAAATATGATGGATCTGTCAATGATTCTGGATATCCAACCATTCCGGTTTGAAATACTATTTCTCCATATTCTTCTTCTTCTTCTGTAATTTCCCTTCCAAAAGACTTTCCAATAAAAGAGTAACCATTATTTAATCGCAAATTAATTTTCATGTTTATTAAATATTATTTAATAAAATCTTAAATTAAACTATAAAATAAAAATAAAAATTTTGATTTAAACACACAAACAATTAAACAATTAAACAATTAAACAATTAAACAATTAAACAATTAAACAATTAAACAATTAAACAATTAAACAATTAAACAATTAAACAATTAAACAATTAAACAATTAAACAATTAAACAAT